ATCTCGCGCCGGTTCAGTTCCCGAAGCTGCTCGAAGTAGGCGAACTGCTTCGGCACCTGCTTGAAGGCGTCGCGGTTATCCGAGACCCAGTCCTTCGCGTTGCTCGCAAGGGTCTTTCGCAAGGTCGCGTCTTCGATCAGGAGCGAAAGCTGCGCGACGAACTCGGCCGGCGTCTCGAACAGCAGGCCGGTCTCCCCGGGCAGGATCTCGTCCTTGTAGGGGCCGGTCGCCTGCGCCAAGGTCGCCGCCGGCTTCTTCAGGACCGAGCCCTCGTAGAACTTGATCGCCGAGCGACAGCGGTTGAAGCGGTTGTTGTTGAGCGGTGCGAGGTTGATGTCGTGGTTCATCATCGCGAGCCGGAGCTTGTATTCCGGGTACGGGCACCAGTTCTTGAACGTGTAGCGGTCCGGGGGGATCAGTTCCGTCACCCAGTTGTACATCTGCCCCCAGATCGTCCAGTGCACATGCGGGTACTTGCGCGTGATCTCGCCCAAGGCCTCGCGCAGCGGATACCAGTCCTCGTAGTGGCTCGCCCCACCCTGCCAGAGAATGTTGAGCCGCGCGGGATCCTGTGCCAACGCCACCTGCTCGTAGTGGTCGAAGCGCACCAGATTCGGGAACACCTGCACGCGCCGCGGCTTCGCGTCCGCCTTCACGCACGCCGCCACGTGCGGCGTCGAGCACGTCACCGCGTCCGCCATGTCGACGATCTGGCGATAGGTCTCGATGGTCTGGCGGTTGCGCGTGATGTCGAAGCCGTCCTTGCCGTCCTGCCAGAGCACCTTCTTCTCGCCGTTCTGCATCACGCCGATCATGTGCCCGGGCGGGATGTCCACCCCCTCGTGGTCGCGAATCCCCAAGCCCCGATAGGCGACGTTGTAGGGATTCACGTTGAACAGGTTGTCGTCGGTGTCGATCACCACGCTCGGGGGATACTTCCAGCCGCCGTCGCGCTTGGACGGCAGGAAGCGCTTCGCGGTCCGCAGATTCTGCAACGTCGCGTCGCTCACCGCCTGATACAACTGGATGATGTCGGCTTCGCAGAACGCCGTCATCCGCTGCTGCGGGTCCACCGACCCGTCAGTGTCCACGTGCACACGGATCGGCAGCCCCAAGTCGCGTGCCGTGTGATACGGGACGAACAGGCGGTAGTAGAAGCTCGCGTTCCAGTTGCTCGGAATGTACGTGTAGAAGACGAGGGGCTCGGCCATTACTTCTTCCGGAACTTGGCGATCACGCGCTTGCCGAAGTTGACGAGCTTCTCGCCCGGCGTCTCGGCGTTGAACTCGGGATGCGCGCCGGGCTGAATACCGCCCCCGCTGCGCGCCGCACCCACGTTGCGGCTCTCCAAGTCGTTCGTCCGGAAACCGACCTTCACGCTGTCGGGCCGCGACTTCACGGAACGCTTCCCAAAAATCGTCAGAGGCATCAGAGCGCCACCTTCCCGTCGATCATCGTCAGTTGCTTCGAGATCGGATCCTTGCGCCGATCGTACGTGCAGTGCTGCGGGTGCTTGGAAAGCCACCGGTAGAAGTCCTTCTTGTTCTTCATCCAGTCCGGGTTCAGCACGTGCGCGAGCGACTCGATCGGCCCCTGCAAGCTCGCGACCCGGTAGAAGCCGTTCGCCTTCGCTGCCTCGTCGACACCCATCACCGTGCCCATGCGGTCCTGCTGGCGCAGTTCGTGGATCGCGTTGTAGCGGTCCGCGTACGCCGGATTCGCCGCCATCCGCTCGGTGACGAGATCCAGCGCCTCGTCCGACTTGTCGACGAAGAAGCTCACTTGGCCCCCGGCATCCCCGGATAGGGGTCGGCGTGGGTGCCACGCTTCGCGTCGCTGCCCTGAAGATCGTGCGCCTCGGAGCGCTTCGCCCAGTCGGGCGTGCCCGGGGCCGAGCCCTGTTCCGGCGAGTGGCCGACGAAGGTCGGATCGCTCATCGCGCCCGGGATCGGGCCGCCGCCGTCCGTCTGATACGGCGTCTCGCGCACGTTGTAGTCGGCCTCGATCGAGCCGAAGCCCTGAATCACGTCGGGATCCCAGCCGTTCTGCTTGCTGATGATCTTGAGCGAGCGCGACTGGTTGTTCATGCGAGACATGCTGATCTCCTTTCCGGTTCAGCCGAGGCGGGGCCAACACGCCCCGCCCCAGCGTCCCCGAATGAACTACGACACCAGACCCGCGGCGCCCGTCACGAACGTGAAGGCCGCCCACGAGGACGGGTGCGAAAGCTCAAGGGTCAGTTCCATCAGGAGCAGCCCCTTGGTGTTGTCGCCGGTCTTGCCCATCTCCTTGTGCTGCGGCGGGCGGTAGAATGCGAGCTTGCCCATCGAGCGATCGCCGAGGAAGTAGGCGTAGCCGTTCGCCGACGTCGTCCCCATCGGAATGAACCGATCGGTGATGACCGCGAACAACTGGTTGAACGGCGTCTCGAAGACGTCGATGTTCGCCACCAGCCGCTGATCCGTGGCCGCGATGTTGCGGACATTGATCGCCGTGCCCATCGTCTGATTCACGAACTGGAGCTTGCTGGACGGCGCGAACCAGACGGAGTCGGGCTCGGCACCGTTGTTGAACATCGTCATCGCGAGATTGACCATGTCGCCGGTCGCGAAGACCGTCACCGCCGCGGCCGAGGCCGTGGAGATGGAGCCGCCGCCACCGAACAGACCGCGCAGACCGACCATGAGCGGCGAGTTGGAAACCGCCGAGGACTCGATACCCGTTGCCGCCGAGGCGGTGATGGACGAGTTCTTGAAGATGGTGTACTCGCAGTTGCGGGCGAGCACCTTCATCTCCTTCATGATCTGGTGGTCGTACATATCGCGAATGCCGGCCGGGTTGGCAACCCGCTCGCGATCCGACACGGCCACGTCACGCCGGAAGATCTGCGTGTTGTTGTAGAGCCGCAGCGGCGTGGTGAGCGCGTCGCCCGCGTGCTCGGCGCCGTCCGGCGAGCCCGCCGACGAAACCGCCGTCAGCGAGTCGATCGGCCAGCTATGGACCACGTCCCGGGCTCGGATCTTCGGAGCACCCGAGAAGAACGGGGTCTGGAAGCTGTCGATGATGGTGAGAACGTCGGTCAGATCCTCGTGATGGACCGCACCGGCGCTCGGAAAGAACCCGATGTCGAACGTCGACAGCAGGTTGGCAGGAAGTGCACCAGCCATTGTTCGCTCCCTCCTTGGAGCGGCAACCTCGTGACGTCTTACTTATTCAGGAAGTCGTCCGAGACCGCCTGTGACAACCGCGCCTTAGCGAAGGCCCGAGGATCGCCCGTCTTCTGGTAGTGCTCCCACGTCCGGTTCAGCCGCTCGTCCTGCTGGGCGGCCGGCTGGGTGCGCGCATCGCCGGCTCGGCTGCTCGGAATCTGCGCCTCAGAACGCGCGATCTGCTGCGGCGTCGAGTCCCCGTTCGGGTGCTCGCGACGCTTCACATCGCCGTACTTGAGAAACGCGAACTCCATCGCCGAGACCGGATCCGCCGCGAACAGCTTCTGATAGCTCTGCGACAGGGAGGGGTCTTCGTTGATGAACTGGGCGACATCGGCCTCGTATTTCTGGTAGTCGGGGTGTGACGACAGCATCGAGTTGCGGGCCATCGCGCCACGCGCGATCGGCTCGAACGTCTCGTTCACTCGCGAGCGAACGTATTCGTCGAGCGCATCCACCGGCACGCCATATTCGGCAAGCCGGCTCGCGGGGTCGCCACGCTGGGGAACGGCCTGTCGCTGAACCTGCTGTTCGAGCAGGGTGCGGGCCGCCGCTTCCGCGGTGTCAGCGCGTTGACGCTGACGCTTCCCTTCGTCGCTCGACGATCGGTAAGCCTTCACCAGATCATCGACCGAATCGTATCCTGCAAACTCGTCTGCCATCTTGAGCATCCTTGCTCACGGGTTCGCCGTGCTTGGGGTTCCATCCCTCCCGCGGTCGAGTTCGTCGAGGCGGGCGTTGCGGTCGTGGACGAGAAGTTCGTTCTCCCACGCCGTCACCATCCACTCATCCTCACGGATCATCGCACGAAGCACATCGTCGTCCGTGTCGAAGACCGTCTTCGCGTAGCTCGTGGCTCGTTCGGAGCGCGAGAGCGTCAGCGCCTTGATCGCGGTTCGTGCCCGATCCGCGATCTTCGGCTTCATCACATCATTCCATCCGTCGCCGGTCAGCACAACCCGAATTTTGTTGATCTGGTCCTCGTTGAGCACCTAGCCCCCTGTCCCGCCGGTCATGGTGCCCACCATCGAGGGCGCCGCGTTGTTGCCGAGCATCTGGAGCAGGCCCGGATTGAGCCCCTGCAAGGGCTGGCCGGCGGCGTTTGCCACCGCCATCGGGTCCATCCCGCTCTCCTGCGCCATCATGTTCACCATCGGCACCTGCTGGACGAGCAGTTCGTCGACGTTCGGGTAGTCGAACAACTCGAACGCCTGCCGCGCGAAGTTGGCCCAGTTGACGATCTGCATCATCGCCGGGTTCGCGTTCAACACCTGCAAGAGCGAGACGAGGTTCTGCTGGCGGACCGAGCGCGACAGCATCTGGCTCGCCCCCACCGCGCGGGCGCGGTAGTCGGGGACGAGGTCGTCTTGGTCAATCGACACGTCGGTCGACTGGTACGGGAGCCCGGTCCCGGGGTTCACCGTGGCGAGGCTCCCCAAGATCTTGATCTCATGCGGGAGGTCGAGCATCACGCGGTCCTGATTGCGAAACTCGTTGGCGAGCGGCTCGACGAACTGTTCCTCCAAAAGCCGCGCCTCGAACGAGAGCCGCGTCATCACGTTCTCCTGCCGGCCGAGGAAGCCGCGCGCGGTCTCGCGATCGCCCTGCGAGAGACCCATGATGATGTCGTTGATGCCCACGCCCAACTGCATGAACTGCCAGAGTTGGCCGATCTCCTGATACGCGGCCTGCACCCCCTGCATGTTGGGCGCCATCGCGCGGACGTTGCTGTCGTCGGCGGCACCGTCCACCAAGAGGATCCGCCCCGCGCGCGTGAACAGGTTCTGCGAGTTCACGTTCGCCGAGTTCGACATCACCCACATCGGGTCGATCAGTTGATCGAGCGCGTCGAGCTTCTGGTTGGCAAGCCGGTTGGCGGTCATCTGCGGGCCGTAGGCGACCTCCGCCTTGCCGACGCCGTCGAAGCTGTAGGGGTCGGGCATCGGCGCGTAGGAGAGCCACGGCTTCTTGCCCGGGAACTGGCTGGGCCGGTTCTTCAGGACGACGCGGCCGTTGCCGATCGCGATGCAGCGATCGCGAATCCCGTCGGGTGCGAACTCGGCCGGCACCGTCCCGTGCATCTCCCACACCTCGATCGGCTTGTTGAAGCGCAGGGACGAGCGCGCGGTGTAGTCGTATTCGTTGCGGTACATGACGCGGCGCTCCTGAAACATCGTCTGCGCCCCTTGGCCCATCGGGTAGTCGCGCAAGAGGCGGACCGCGATCGGGTCGAAGTAGCCGTCCGGCTGCTGGGCATCCTCCAGCATCTCGTCCAAGTCGAGCCAGTAGCGCTCGATCGCCCAGTCCATGTCCTCGATCCGCTTCTTCGCCGGCTGCTGCCAGAAGTCGAGCCGGTCAATCGCCTTCCACGTCGGGCCGTTGAATAGTTCGCTGTCCTGCTCATGCAGTACCGGCACCCGCAGCCCCGGGGCGATCGACTCGTAGCGGACGAACTTCGACTTGCGAACGGTATGCTTCCAGCCGTAGCGCGCGACCGCGGTGCCGCAGATGTCGGCTTGCAGCATGAAGTCCACGGCGTTCAGGAGCGAGCCGCAGTCCTTCATCTGGGCCGAGATCAGGACGCTGTTCTTCTTGGCCCGCCCGACGTCTTCCGGTGCGTACCCTTCAAACTCGACGATCGGCCATGCGCCGAACGTGGTCTGCACCTTGCGCGCGACGTCCGACTGGATCATCGCGAAGGTGAAGGGCAGCGTCACGTTGTTGCGAAACTGCGAGAGCCGCCCCTGCCAGTAGCCGCGGTAGCTGTTGTACCAGTTCTGGAGGCGCGCGAAGATCGAGTAGTTGTAGCGCAGCGACTCCTGCCGGCGGGTGTCGACCAGTTCGATCGTCCGCGCACTGCTCGGCCCCGCCACGCGGGAGTCGCGCGACGGGGCGCCGGTGTTCAGATTGATTCCGGAGGCCATCCGTGGCCTTTCTGCGCTCGCCTACGCGGGCGCTTCGACTCCGACGTGCAGCCATCGGTCGCGAAACGCGGGCCATGTGTCCCGCAGTTCGCGTTCCGTGTCGTTGATCTGATTCTCGCCCAAGTTCGACCAGATGACCTTCGCGTACTCGCCGATCGGGTCGTGCACCCGCACGCAGGGGATCCCCAGCAAGCTCGCCAAGACCACGTTGGAAGACCCCGAGCCGATCACCATCTTCGCATTCGCCATGAACTCGGCGAGCTTCAAGAAATCCCCCTGATCGTCGAAGGAAGTCCACTGCGGGTAGACCTCCAAGGCGCGCGCGCGTTCCTCGTCCGTCCCGACGAAGACGATCTCGTCGAAGCGGGTTGCCAGATCGTCGGCCTGATCGGAGAGGAAGCGCCAGAAGCCCGGAACACCGCTCATATGGCTCATGAACGTCCCGTGCAGGACCAACCGGCGGTGCTCGATCGCGGGGGAGACCACCGTCAGGCAGCGCTGGTTATCGCGCCGAGTGATCGAGAGCGGCACCTGATCGAGTGCGTCGAGCGTGATTTGGCGCATCGGGAAGCGGCGCATCCCGAGGTGGTAGATCTCGTGGTCCATGTGGTCCTTCATCGAGAGGCCGAAGTCCCACGGCTGCCCGCCCATATGCCAACTGGTGATCCCCGGCTTCAACTCGACGGCGTCGACGAACGGCTGTGCCGCGAACAGCTTCACCAGCGGCTTGCAGGTCGTCTCGTCGAGCCAGATCGTGCACGTCGTCTTCTGGTCCACGCAGTACCAGTAGGCGACCGGGAACTCGTGGAGCGAATCGCCCAGCTTGCCGGGCATCGTGAAGACGAGGCTCATAGGACCAGTCCGATGTCGGGCAGGGGATACAGGAACGTGGTGCCGGCGGCGCGGACGTGCGCTTCGCGGATGTCGAACTCGGGCTTGAACGCCCACGGCAGCGCCAAGGCGTAGCGCGGCGCCGCCTCGCGGAACTCGGCCTCGCTCTTGATCGGCAGCCACGTGCCGACCATCCGCAGGCCGTGCTTGCGCGCGTTGCGGTCGGCGACCGCCTCGAAATACTCGTGCATGTCGAGGTACTGCATCAGGGTCGAGCCCTTGGTGGACGCCCCGTAGGCCCACAGGTGGGGGCCGATGTTCGCGATCAGGTTGCCGAAGACGTGGCGCCACTTCCGCACGCGCTTCGCGAACGCCTCGGCGTCGTCGCTGGAGACGTTCGCGATGCCGCCCAACAGCCCGACCGGGGGCGAGAGGACGCCCGAGGCGCGGCGCGCGATGACGCGCATCGAGGATCCGTTCGTCTCGTTGAAGGAGATGGATTCGATCAGGAGGCCGTGGCGGCGGTAGAGAGCGTCCAAGCTCCACGCGTCGTAGTAGCAGACGTGCTCGTGACAGATCGCGTCGAACGCGTTCTGCTGGAGCATGGAGGGGGCGTCGTTCAGTTGGTTGATCCAGATGCCGTGCTCGGTGAGGGAGTCGTAGATGTCATCGAGGAAGGGACCGGGGCGGTCCAAGTCGTAGAACATCGCGGCCGAGGTGATGACGTTGAAGCGCTCGCCGCCGGTCGCCTTGGCCGTGAAGTAGTCGCTGACGACGTGGTCGGCCAGTTCCTGAAGCTCGCTCGCGAAGTTCAACGCCGGCTCGACCGCGACCTTGCGAAACTCCTGACTCACGCACGAGAGCAGGTAGCCGTCGTTCGCCCCGATGTCCAGCCACGCGCCCGCGGTGAAGAACATCTCGCCCACCCGCACGATGTCGGCGAGCGAGGCGCGCATCGACTCGTTGATGCCGCTGCGATACCAGAACTCTCGGTACAGCAGGTCGGGATCGACGGTGTGCGCGAGTTGCAGCAGGCCGCACTCGGCGCAGCGGATCAATTCGAGGGGCGCCTTCGGGAGGTCGGTGTCGGCTTCGGGGACGAAGCGGGGCAGATACTGGACGCCGAGGTCCAAGATCGGCATCAGGTGGTGGGATTCGCAGGCGCGACAGGTCGCGCGCGGTTGGAAGATCGGCGTTGCGGTGCTCTGGGGCGCTGGCTTCATGATCTGATCGGCTCCCGGGGACAGTCCCTGATCCATTCCGCGGCCTCACTGTCGTCGAACATCTCGCGCGCGAGCCCTTCCACCGCCATCGCGGTCGCGCCCGGCTCGTAGGGCGCCTTCTGCGGACCGACCCGGCGCATCGGCTGGTAGAACTCGGGCTGGAAGGCGTCCGAATGGGCGTCAGCCCAGTCGTTTCGCAGCTTCGGGTTCACCATGTACTGCCCGATTTTCGCCATCTGCTCGGCGATGCGCTCCACCCCGGGAGCAGACTCTACCACCCTTACATGACCGTCAACCCAAAAGGAGGCCGCCGAGACCATCCGCATGTACTTTTTCGTGTCCCCGCGGTTGTACTCGTAGTAGGGGGGCATCGGCTCGTTCGCGTCGGCGAAGAAGTTCTTCAGATTCGCCGCCAGCGAACCTTTCAGCCCCGCGCGGGCGGTTTCGCCGGAGATCCCGATGATGCGCCGCCCCTGCCGGCGATAACGCTGGACGGTCGCCACCAAGCGGTGCCCGAAGTCCTCCATGCGCCACGTCGGCGAGCCGTAGGCTTCGATGATGTAGACGTCGCCGCTGCCGTTTCTCGGGTAGCCGTGGACGATCATGACGGTCTCGTCCTTCTTCTCGCGGCTCTTGCCGTCCCAGAAGGCGATGTCGGTGGTGATGCCGAAGCGCAGGGAGGACCACGGCACCTCGGAGGACTTGATGTAGCACTGCTTGATCTGGTCCTTCGTGATCGGGTTGAACTCCGAAAGCTCGGGGTCGTTCATCACCTGTGAAGCGAAGCGCAAGGGATCGCGGCGCTGGTAGTCGTTCAGCCGCGTCTCGGGCCACACCTTCGGGCTCGTGGGCTTGCCCGCCGCGTCGCGGCCGGCGAGGAAATACACGTCCCACTTCCCTTCCGGGCTCGCCTCCATCGACTCGCAGGGCATCCCCGCCAAGGAGCGGATGCCTTCCTCGCGGAATGCGACGCCGAAGTGATCCTCGTCGTCGTAGCGCGTCCCGACCCAGACGACGATGCCGTCGCTCTGGAGCACGGGAAAGAGACTCGTCACCTGCGAGTTGACCGAGGTCAGCCAGTTCTCGTCGGAGAGCATCCGCTCGTAGCTGATCGGGTCGTCGTAGAAGATCGCGTCGGGATGTGCACCGACGATCGAGGTCTCGACGGCGAAGGTGCCAAGGCTCGGATCGGCGCGTGAGGTCTGCTTGCGCGCGGAGTGGGTCATCGCGGTCGCGGTCCACTGCCGGGCGTTGGCGGCCCAGTTGCCGTAGAGCTTCGTGAACAACGAATAGGGGTCCGAGCCGTCCAAGACTCCGCGCATGATGCTGGCGAGCTTGGTCGCGAGTTGGATGCTTTCAGACCCCGTGTAGCTGGACAGTTCCGGGTCGCGTAGGTGGAGCCAGAGTTGCCCGGCCGCCGAGATCATCCGGCTCTTGCCCATCTCGCGGTGCACGAGGACCGCGAGGTGCTTCTGGAGCGTCAAGCCCTTGGCGCGGTTCTCCAGCCATTCCTCGACGTTCTTCTGATACCAGTTCGCCATCGGCTCGTGAATCGCGGGGTCGATCCACTTCTGCCCTTTGGGCGAACGGCCGTCGCCGAAGCAGTGCAGGAAGAACGTCCAGAAATCGCGCCGGCCCAACTCGCGCATCAATTCGAGTTCGTCGTCGCTCTGCCAGCCGCCGATGTGGCGCGCCATGCCGGCGCGGGCGGCGGCACGCAGTTTGTTCCGCGCGGCGGTGCGAACCTTGTTGTAGCAGGTCCAGCACTCGCCGCGACGCGATTGACCGGGTGGCATCTCCCTCTTGCAGTTCGCGCAGAACTTGAGAAGGGGAGTCAGCTTCGGGTTATTGGGATCCTTCGCTGTGAAGCGGGCCATCCACGACGTCCTTGTCGTTGCGTACCACCGCGTCGCCATCGGCGAGCGCCTGCTGTGCGTCCGCGCGCTCTCGCGCGGCTCGTTCCACTTCGAGCTTCAGTGCCTGATCCTGACACCACGCGGCCTTGATCGCGATGGATCTGCCGCTCGGGAAGCCGCGCGGCACCCCGCGGATCTTCGCCTCGGGGTACGCCTTGTTCAGCATCTTCAGGCTGGTGATGCGCTTGGCACGGAAGCGCATCTCGGGGGTTGCGTCCTCGGCCTCCGGCTTCGGCTTGAAGACGGTCGTCCGGTTCGCGTTCGGAAACGCGTAGCCGTACGCCGCCTGCGTCAGTCGGGCTCCTGCCCCTTTCATCACGCGCGCGAGACGTTCCACCACTTCGCCATCCGCCTGCGGCTCGGGCATGACGACGCTGGCACTCTCGGTGGTCGCGAGCATCTTGAGTGCTCGGAAGCGGTCGGCGCCGGCCTCGGGATCACGCGCGACCTCGGTGACGTGATCCAAGATCTCGTCCAAGGACATGCGTCGCTTCTGGGGGAGGGTCTCGATCGTCATTTGTAGAGGTTCCCGTCGACCAGCCAGTAGGCGGCGGGAGCCGCGAGTTGGCGGCTCGACTCGGTGCCGCTGATGAAGCCGGTCGGGAACGCGCGGCTCGCCTGAGAGATCCAGCCCTGCGCGCCACCGCCGATCGGGTTGCCGACCAAGGAGACGCCCTGCTGCACGGTGGCGGGTGCCGCCCATGTGCCGGTGTCGGTGGTCGGACCGAAGTCGAAGGAGTTGTAGACCGCGATTAGGTTGGGGGTCGCGTTGGAGCCGGCGGTGAAGGTCGTGATCGTATCGTCGTCGCCGGTGCCGGTGTTGTCCTGATGCGCGCCCTGAACGAACTGGGTGGCGCCGATCAGGCGAAACACGATGATGGAAATCGCTTCCAAAGCGGGGTCGTTGAGCGAGATGGTCAGGTTGGCGGTCGCGGTCGCGCTGACCAAGAGGACGAACGTGTCGGTCAGGATGACGCTGTTGCCGCCCGGGTTGGTCTGCGCGAGTGGGGTCGCGCCCCACGTGACGCTCGGGAACACCGCGAGTGTTCCGTCATTGGCGGCGGCGACGTAGCAGCATAGGAGCGTGCCAGCCTGTACGGTCAGGTTCATGACCGAGAGCGTGATCGAGGTGCCGCTGCCGGTATCGGTGCCGATCGCCTCGTAGACGAGCGGTGTCACGACCGCGCCCCCCGCGCCTTCGACGTAGCCCGAGAGGACCACCTCGCCGAAGGGCTTGCGCTCGAAGCTGCAACGCGGGCAGCGCGCCCCCTGTAGCGGAGCACCGCAGTAGTTGCAGGTCTGGGGCCAGTTACTCATCGGGGATCTTCTGCGGGGGCGGGCCGAACGCCTGCGCCTCGCCGTCCTTGTAGACGATCACACCCCAGTCGTGCGGACCGTTCTCGGGACGCGCGTCCACACACCAGTAGTCGGCCCCCTCGGCCGGGCGGCGCGTCTGGACGTCCTCGCACGAGTAGACGAGCGACGCCCCGCAACGGCATTTGGTCTTCCACGCGCTCATCGCTACATCCTCTCCCGAACCGCCTTCACGATACGCTTGCGCTCGGTGATGCACCAGCGCGCGAAGCGCTCGCAGTCCTCGGCCGGCAGCCCGCTGGAGCCGAGGGTGGGCTGGTAGTCGTGGATGACCTCGACGTCGGAGGTCTTGGCGTACACCATGCGGGTCGCGTCGCCGACCAGTTCCATCGCGGTGTCCCAGTACCACGCGTGCGCCGACGAGGGAATGGCGTAGTAGCCGATCGCCCCGACCATGTTCGCCGAGAGGGCGTAGAAGTTGATGTACTCGGCGTGGCCGCCGTCGTGGGCAAGCCCAACCACGCCGATCTGGTTGGGGAAGCCGTGGATGGTGCGGATCAGGTACTGGTCCCAGCCGGCTGGTCTGATCGTGGAGTCGTCGGTCATGTAGGTGAAGATGTTCGCCTGTGGGAACAGGCGGCGCAGCCCCGCCTCGGGGTGCTCGCCGTGGACGGCTTGGCAGAGCGTGTTGATTGCGTTCACGGGTCCGAAGCGCGGGCCAATCACGATCGTGAAGCGCGGGTCGGAGTCGCGCACGCGCAGGTAGGTGTTGTTCCCGGGCTTGTCGACCCGCACGACATGCGCCGGCAGCCCCTCGTAGAGCGCTTCCTGATCGGCGTCGACGTAGGCGAGGACGCACGCCCGCGAGGTGTCGCGCACCGACTCCCACGCCTTCAGGAGCAATTCGGGCCGGTTGCGGCTCGGGATCAGGACGACGACTTCGTTCATCGCAGCACCGCCCGCAACTTCGCGAGGTCGGCGGCGAAGTCCTGCGTGATGTAGGCCAAGAACTCGTAGACGTCGGCGCGCGCGGCTTCCTGATAGCCGTCTCGGCGGACGACGTGATGGACCACCGCCTCGGGCGCGATCTGTGTGATGCGATTCAACGCGATCGCGAGCACTTCGATGACGGTGTCGACGCAAAAGTTCTTCAGGCGCGGACACTCCAGCCAGCCGAGGGTCTCGATCCAGCGCCGCGAGACGCACGGGAAGTTCACGTGCGGCAGGCCGTTGTCGGAGGCGAGATGCACGCAGCCGATGTCGTCTCCGAAAGCATCCATCGCGGCGATCACCTCGGCGTCCCAGCCCTTGCGCGTGAACGTGCAGTCGTCGGCGGTGACGAGAAACATCCGATACGTCTCTCCGAAGCTGTGCGCCAGCGCGTTGACCGCGCCGACGCGGCCGACCGGAGCGCCGATGACGGTGAACACCCGGTCCTTGTATTCGAGGTGAGACCACGAATCCCAGTAAGCGGCGAGGTCGTCCACGTCGTTGTATATCAGGACGTCCGCACGGCTCGTCGTGAGCGCGGTCGCGATCATGGTGTGCAACGCCTCGGGGCGCCCGCGCGAGGGACAGACGATCGCGAGTGGCTTCATCGGACGTAGATCCAGTCGAACTCCATGTGCTCGACCATGCGATAGCCGTGGGGTGCTAAGTGGGCGGCGATCGCCTGCTGGTCTTCATCGGCGACCGACTCGACGATGAACGCCTTCGGCAACCAGTGCCCGATGTCGAGCCCCTTCAAGACATCGAGTTCGGTGTGCTCGACGTCGATGCTGACCAAGTCGAGGCGCGGAAAGGCGTGCTTCTCCAGAAGCTGATCGAGCGTTCGCACGTTGATGATGTGCCGGTTGTAGAAGTGCTTGGAGTCGCTATAGCGCAACGAAGACTCCGACATCGGGGCGGCGGGGTTGACGTAGAAATAGGCGTCGTCCTGCGACGCGGCGCCCGCCGCACAGATTTCAACCAACGTGCGGCGCTTGCGTAGCACGTCCTCGTACTCCGAGTTCGCTTCGATGCACAGCACGGTCCAGCCACGCACCTCGGCGGCGATCGTGTTGCTGTTGAACCAGCCGTCGTTGGCACCCGCGTCGATCGCGTATCCACTATCGAGCGGCAGGTTGTTGAAGACCCACTGCTCCTGTCCGGCGCTCGAATAGTGCGTACGGCCCCGAAAAAGCCGAATCACGCAGGCGGCTCGAAAGTGTCGATCGTCAGGATGACGGTCGAGAGGCTGCCCGGCATTCCGCCGATCAGGGGCTTGATCGCGTCCAACGCGGCGTTCGGATTCGCCGCGGAGGCGACGTTGTCGATGACGCCGTCGGTGGTGTCGAGCCGGTCGAACGTCCACGTCCAGCCGGCGGGGTTTGCGACCTTGAAGATCTTAGCCTGTGCGCGTGCCATCCGTGGCCTCCTTGCCAGTCTGTCGGATTTGAATCTGGGGCGTGCTCGCGGAGAGCGTTTTTTCGGCGTGGTTCAAGAGGTCGACGATCCGGTCGATGATCTCGGGGTCGGTGGATGACGGGTAGCTTGTGCTCGGAATTCCGCGCGAGCCGTCGAACGCGAGCCAGCCGCCCTCAATCGCGATGCGCTGCCACATCGGCGTCCTCCAGTGAAATGAGTTCATCGACGATCTTGTTGAGACCCTCGTCCCGCCCGTCGATCCCCCAGATCGGGTCGATGGGGTAGAACACGAGCCTCGCCCACAGCCACTTCTTCCGCAACCACCGCGTCACGTGATCTTCACGCGCGGATCGACGCGCGCCTTCCCGCTCGCCGCGGCGTCCGCGAGGCACTGGTCGATCTCGGTCATCAAGCGATTGCGTTCGAGATTGAGATTCACCGAGCGCGCGACGGTTTCGGGGCCGACGCCGGTGCCGTTGGTATTAGCCTTATGCAGTTCGTCTTGTACGAACCACAGTTTGATATTCGTGATTGAGAGGCGGTCGACGAGGTCGCCGAGGGTGTGGCTCACTTCTTGGGCTCCCAGCCGTGGGGGGCAGATCGAATGTCCATTTCGGTGATGCGCTCGTGGGTGTCTTCGGCGGCGCCGCCAACCTCGTCGGCGCACTGATCGCGCGTCCATTCCATCTGCCGGATGCACTCGCGGACGATCGGCATCCAGAAGTCGCGGTCGTCTTCGGGGTCGAGCCCGTGGGTGGTTTCGCGGATCTTGTCGTAGAGCGCGTCTTCGAGGTTTTCCACGCGGGGCTCCCGGGAATTGGAGCGGGGGCCGGTTCCCTCGGAGCGTTGTCACCACCGGACCCCCGCGATGTGCAGGTGACGAATTGAATGCTAATCCTTGGGATCGGGGGTGGTCAAGGACTCGATCGCGTGCTGGAGCTTGGCGTGGGCCTGCTCGGCCTTGTGCACCATGCGCGCGTGGCCGGCTTCGGCTTCGTCCCACGTGGGGTAGCGGTCCATGTCTTGATCGGTGGGGCCGCCGAAGGTCATCGACTCGAACCAGAAGTCGCCGGATCCGGTCCACCAGTGGTTGAGCCCGAGGAAGACGGTCGAGACGTGGATGCCTTCGGCGACGTCGGTGCGCGCGACCCGGCGATCGCGCTCGAAGTTGCGCGCCCACTCGTCGCTGTCGCACGGGACAACGTTCTTCCCGTCGAGCTTCCCGTAGAGCATCCGCTTCATGTCGCGACCCAGCGGCCGGCTCTCCAGCCGGCGCCTTGGAGCGCGCCGCGGCCGGAGCGCTTGACGGCTTCTTCGGCGCTGGAGGACGTCGGAACGAGGGGCCAATCGTCGTAACTGTCGAAAGCGACCCACAGGTAGCGGTTCGGGAACGCGAGGGCGTAGCGCTCGTCGATGACCGCGGCGAGGTCGGCCGGCGACAAGTTCGACGCTTCGCGCGTCCGGATCAGGATCCGGATGTGGGTCTCCGACTCGCTCTCTACGTCCGCGTGTGGGTTCCACCCTCCGTTCAGGGTGAACGATCCGCGGGATTTGGACTCACCATACTTGGAGGGTGGTCGGCGAGCCGTACGGCGATCCTCGGGCTCTTGGGAGGGTTCGAAGAAATCATCCGCCATTTTCGGGGATCTCCGGCTCGTAGCGCTGTTTCAGGCTTTGGGGTTTCATCGTGAAGGGGATGCGGTCTTCGGTGGCGCACTGGATTTCGGTCCGGGTGCCTTGGGCGGGGCAGAGGGTGCCGTCCGAGTCGAGTTGGAGGACTTGGATGCGTTCGTGGCCGGGGCCGAAGCCGGGCTTACGGCGCCAGAAGTGCCAGCTAGAGACGAAATTGGGGCTCATGTCGCGACTCCGTTCAGCGCGGGCGGTGGATCCAAGAAAGCGGCCCCGGAGAGCCACGAACTCGGATGGGGGACGAATTGGAGTTCAGTCTTGCTATCCGCGTAGTGATTGGCCCAGTCAGCGGCCCGGTCACAGATCATGTCTTCGGTCCATGTTGGATGCCTGCGAAGGGCGCTATGCCACGCGACGTTCGCGAAATGCCGCTTGACGCGCCGCGGCCAGATCTTCTCGTAGAACTCGACGAAGCGCTCGGTCTCGGCGACGCCGACGAGCGAGCGTGACGTCCGCGGCTTCTTCGGCGGCTTCGCAGATGCGGAGCTATCAGGAAAAAGAGTCGTCAGAACCTCCGGTTCGGACAAGTCTTTTGACTCTAATGCTTCTGCTTCTGCTTCTGCTTCTGCTTGGGTGGACATTCCACATTGGTCCACAGTTGTCCACGCGCGTCCACGTCCGTCATCACGTGTCATCACGTCCTGCTGACGCGTGGCTGACCGCGCGCGGGCCTTCGACTCGCGGTACTGGCGCTTGCGCGTCTCCTTGTCGCGGATCTCCCGGTATTTCATGTAGTTGACGATCTGCCAGCCCCACGAGCGGTGCTCGTCGAGCCGAACGATCCGCCGCCCGCCGGCCTCCCCGGTCCGACTCTCCGGATCCTCCGCCTCCAACACCACGATCGCCCCCCGCACCTGCTCCAAAGGGATCCCGGTCCGCGCCGCGATCGCCTGCGGCGTCAAGTCCAAGACCCCATCGTCCGTCGCGCTCGCGATCATGAAGACGAAAACCGACCACGCCGGCCAGTCCGTCGCCAACGTCCCGTCCCACAAGCTCACGAAAATCTTCCCGAACACCGAAACCTCCCTGTCAGGGTGAGTCAGAGCGGCGGCCGGGCTTGATTCCGGCTCGTGTAGTGGGCCTCCAAACAGCCGGACACTTCCAGAGCATCACCACGCGCGCCAGTCCGGGTCGCGCTGCGTGTCCTTCCACGCCGCGCCGCTCATTTCGTGGACACGTCCACACTCTACCACCACGCGAGTGCGTAGCAAGAGCAGAATTGTATAGGTCCGCCACCGTGCGGAGACCCAGCCTCGCGCGTACGCGTACATACACGCGCGCGCACGCGCGCCCGGCGAAAGACTCTACGCAGCGTAGATTCTACGCCGCGCGTACGCGCGCGCGAGCGGGACCGCGGCGTGCGCCGGTTTCCGTGCGCCGATTTTCTGCGCGGGATTGGCGCGTGGGTATTCCCTCCACGCAACGATCGAGCGGGGGCCCTCCCGCCGCCCCGCGCCACGCGCGCGTGCGTGCCCGTGCGTGGCAGCGCGTGCGCAGGCGTGCCCCTGCGCCCACGCGCGGCGCGCGAGCGTGCGTGCGGGCACGTACGGCGCGCTGCGTGCGTTTCCGCTACGTGGCGCGTGGCGAATCCCCTCGTGCACGCTGCACGCGCGTCGTGCGTCCTGCACACTCGCGCTCCCGGCGTCGTTCGTCGTTGCGTTCCGCATCGTCGTCCGTGCGGATTGCATAGTATAAGCCTGTGGATAACTCTGTAACTCGTTGCGGCACAACGCTAGCGGCACATGGCACAGTGTTAGCAATGCTCCATGGTGCCCGGTCATGGTGACCGAAGGCGGAATGAGCGGAGCGGAACGTGAAGCGCTATCAGGTTAGGACGTACCGGGCCAGCGTGACCTTGGTGCCGGTCAATTCGGGAGTTGACGCCTACGCGTGGGACGTCGTGGACGGGGACGGCAACACCCTGCACGCTGGCTGCGCGAAGACGGAAGCCGCCGCGTGGATCGAAGCGAGCGCAATGCTCGCGAACGCGGCACAGAAGGCGGTGCGCGATGACGCCTAACGCGCTGGTCTTCGCGACTCTCGCGCTCATCTGGCTGCCGGTCATCGTCCTTGCGGTTGCGATGGAAGCGCGCGGGGGGAAGTCATGAGTCAACACTATTCGGACCCTGCGCGGGAGACGGACCCGCACGCGCTGCCCGACACCGAAGTATTCCACTCCGACGAATACCCCGCAGAGGATGGCGAAACCGCTCTGGAAAGCGGCTGGTACTGGTGGCCGTGCTTTCCCGGATGCCTGCCCGATGGCGACGCCTGCGGCCCGTTCGCGACGGAGGCCGAAGCGCTCGCCGATGCGCGGGGGGACGCGTGACCGCGCGCGTCTGGGCAATCCCGCTCGCCGCGCACGGCTTCGTCTCCGTGCACGAGACCGCAAACCCGGTTCGCTGGCATCTGGAAGACTACGACACTGGCAAGCTAATCGCCCCGTGGGGGGAAGGCTTTGCCACCAAGGCCGAAGCCGAAGCGGCGGCACGCGCGCGCGGCTACGACGTCCAAACCTAAACCGCGAGGCTAACACCATGTCTAACAACGCATATGATGCCGTGACGGAACGCGTCCTTGCCATGCTGGAAGGCGGCACGGCGCCGTGGCGCAAGCCGTGGCGCGAGACCGATTCCGGAGGCGTCGCGAATCTGGTAACCGGGCGGAACTATTCCGGGGTCAACGCCTTGCTACTGCCCGCGCTAGGCTTCCCGTCCCGCTTTTTCCTGACCTTCAATCAGGCACGCAACCTAGGCGGGCACGTGCGAGCCGGCGAGAAAGGCTTCCCCGTCGTATTCTGGAATTTCCTCGACCGTGAGGACAAAGACGGCAAGGCGCGCCGCTTCCCCCTGCTCAAGCGCTTTACGGTTTTCAACGCGTCGCAGTGTGAGATACCGGACGGCAAGATGCCGCAACGTGCGCTTGTCGTTGTGCCGCGCCCGGATAGCATCCCCGCGTGCGAGGCAATCGTGCGCGGCTACCTCAACGGTCCGTCCATGGCCGAAGGCGGAAACGTCGCGTGCTATTCGCCGTCGCGCGATGCGGTCACGATGCCGCCGGCCGGCGCCTTCTCCACCATGGAACACTACTACTCGACTCTCTTTCATGAACTGGGCCATAGCACGGGCCATGCGAGCCGGTTGAACCGCACCATGAAAGGCGGTTTCGGAAGCGAACCCTACGGGCGCGAAGAACTCGTTGCCGAAATGACCGCGGCTTTCCTCGCGGCGGAGACCGGCATTGACGGTGCCACCATCCCCGACTCGGCTAGCTACCTCGCCAATTGGATAGGCGCCTTGCGCGCGGATCCGAAAGCCGTGGTAGTCGCGGCCGGCGCCGCGCAGAAAGCCGCGAATCTAATCCTCAACCGATCGGCTAGCACGGCCGATACCTCCACCGACACCCAAACCGAAAGCGAGGCTGCATAATGAACCGCGAAATCGAGAGAGTCACACTCGCGGCACACGTGGATGAGTCTCCCGACCTGTCGTGGATTGGCGCGTATTCCGACAAGCCGGGGCCGGCCGCGAAGACTAAGATTTGCCACGACGGATCCGACCGCCGCACGTTCCGCTATTTCATCTCCGCCAATGCCGAAAACCGCGCGCACGCGCACGAGGATTGGCGCCGCATGGAAGCCTATAACCGGGGTGACTGGTGGATGGTCGGAGTCTACGCAACCGCGACCATCCGCCTCACGGATGAGCGCGGCACGTCGCACACGCAAACGCTCCGCTCGCCCGGCATCTGGGGAATCGAGTCGGATAGCGACCCGTCTTTTCTGAACGAGACCGGCCGCGAGGAATGGACCATGCTCAAAGCGGACCTGTCCGCCTTGGGTTTCACCGATGCCGAATTGGACGCGGTCGACCCGGGCGAGGTGCAGTCATGAGCGCATGGATGACGTCACCCCGACACGTCGCGGCTATCGTTCGCTGGTACACCCACAACGACGCGAACGGCGAGCCGGACGATTGCATCGCCTTGGCCGATATGCTCCACAAAGAGAACGCGTTGAGCGTGAACTACCGCTATCCGAATCACCCGGCGGAGATGCCGCACCGCTTCACGCTCGCGGACGTCAATGCGGCCCCGAGCCTGTCCCCGGTCGAAGTCATCAAGGCGTGCGATTGCCTTGAGTACCAGTCATGCGAGCATCCCGGCTGGAAGCAAAGCCGCGCCCGGGAACTGGTCCGCACCATCCGCGGCGCCGCTATCAACGCGCTCCCCGGCTACGATGCCGCCCCGTGGGGCATCGACTAATGGCGAACCTCAACGGCAAGCCGCGTTTCCGTGGCAAATGGGTCAACTGCATTGTGTCGTCCGGCGCGGTCGGCGGTCGGCCGAACAAGCTAGCGGCCGGCATGACAAATACGCTGCGCCGGCACAAGCGCGGGCATTCCGACGATGCGAATACGCTGGCGGTCAAGGGGACGCTGGATCCCCTGTCCGGCTGGTATTGGAACGTCCGGCAGACCTTCGCCCCGGCGCGCTGCCCGTGCTGCGGCTCCACCCACCCGAACGCGAAAGAGGCGCGCTACACCCTCTCCACCCATGGCCGCGGGCGTCTCGCACGGCTACGCAATGCACGACGCACGATTGAAAGGAATACAAATGAACCGCCTCTTTAGCTTGCAGGTCGGCACGTTCGTTGCAGCACTGGGACGCTACGCTACCACGCGCGGCACCACGTGGATGCTGCGCTTCGGTCGCACCGTTCACTACTTGACCGTCTAGTAATTAGCTGCTAGACTCTCCGCTGTCCTACCTCTCACCCTGCGAGGCTGCACCATGGAAACGATGTATCTCGACAAGAGCGCCGCCGCCGCCAACGTGCGCGACGGCTGCGACCCGACTTCGGTCGGCTGGTACTGGCGGCCGGCCGACGATGGCCCCGACCCGGCCGATTGGATTGGACCGTTCCGCAGCAAGGAGAAGGCGGAGGCCGACGCCAACGCGCCGCCCACGCTCGACAGCATCACGCCCGAGATGATCGTCACGAAGCTCTACCCGCTCGCCGGCCACCTCATGCTGGAAGGCAAGACCAACAGCGACCGGCGAGCACTGGCCGAGGCGGAGCGCTACCTCGACGCGATCCGCTCGCTCGCGAGGGGCGAATGACAGCGCTCACCAAGCCCGTCACCCGAACCGCGCGCCTCGTGCGCGGCGTCATCCACGTGACACTACACCCGGACGGCCGCATCGAGTTTCGCGAGCGCGGCCGGCGCAAGAGTTTCGCCTTGGACCTGAACGCGCTCTTTGCCCGCGCCGTCGCGGCAGCCGTCGCAAGCGAGCGCGCGGAGCGCAAGCGCGAGCGGCAGGCGAGCGCGCAGCTTCGGAGGCGCAAGTGACCGCCCGCGTCTATCTGCTGGCCGACAGCGGCGACGGGCCGAAGGTGGTCAGATGGCACCCCGATCGCGTTCCGGGGGAAGCGATTCTGTGGGCCGCCGCCGCCGACCTTCGGGGCGTTCCTCACTGGCTGGTGGAGGCGGAGAGCGCGGACGCGGCGCGGCTTACGATTCGTGTGGGATCGGCCGGGCCGCTCGCGCGCATGTGCAAGCTCGGCCGCATCCTCGACAGCGGCGGTGCGGCGTGAGTGGGCCGCGAATGACTCCGAAGGTCCGCCGGGGGCTGATCGAATTGGCAGAGTACGGGCGGTGTTTCTTGGAGGCGGACGAGTGGAGCATCCCGCAGGCCGAAGACGCCGAAGACAACGGCACGCGCGTCTCGGACATGGAGACCGCGCTGGCTTGGGCGGGATACGCCGAGTTTGAGAAAGGTGGTAGCGAATGAAGTTCACTGACGCGCAGTTCATCGAAGCGATCCGCGCGGTCGCCGCCGAAGCGCCGGAGTACCGCTATCTCGGGCGCAAGGATCTGGCGCCGCAGTTCGTCTACCACCGGCGCGACGGGGATCCCGGCTGCTTGATCGGGGAAGCCTTGGCCCGGCTCGGAGTCGAGCAGGACGTGTTGCTCGGCCAGCGCGGGGCTACCGCCTTGGAGATGCTCCCGGACTTCGGTCTCTCCGACCGGCTGACGGAAATCGCGAACGAGACCCAGTCGCTACAGGACTGCGGCGTAAGTTGGGGCCGCTGCCTCCACGAGTTCAACGCCGCCTTGGGCGACCCGTCATGAGCGAGCCGAAGAGCCGGATCTGCTTCCCGAAGTGAAGCGCCGCCTCCCGGAGCTACCGCCCGCGCGCCACAAGTGGCATGTCCGGGGCGCGTGGCGGGCCGATACGATCTGGGCGATCCCGGGCAAGCTCCCGAGTCGACAGCGTGTGTTCGATTGGGCATTATCTATGCGCCGCTCCAGCCTGCGCCACTGGCGCGCGGGCGCCTTGCAACGGGCCGCAAACGAACGGGCCGCCCTGCGCGGCTTTCTTCAGCGTGTCAGACAACTCCACGGAAGGAGTACAACGAGACCATGGGACGCCTCACTCGAAGTTTACTAGGGCAAGCCCGCATGGCCGCGGGGCTAGCAACTGCGAAGGCCGCGGCTGACGCCTTGGGCATCTCGCGCCAGTACCTGCTCATGATCGAGTCGGGGCGCGGCTCCCCCGGGCCGGCCTTGTTCGATCGCATGTGCATCACGTACCAGCTTTCGGCCGAACAGCTTGCCCATATTCTACATAACACGCGCACCGAACTGTGGCGCCGGCAACTGGCTAAGGCACGACATACCGCTTGACGGCTCACTAAACGTTATGCTAACGTTCCACGTGGAACAAACCCGGAGGATCCCGTGAACATGCAGTACGCTCCGATCTGTCCCGATCACCAGACCCCGATGAGCCCGTCGCCGAAGACCGGCGGCTGGTTCTGCCCGAAGAAGCGAGCGGACGGCTCGTGGTGCCAGCAGAAGGCGCCGGCCGGCGGCCCGATGCCGATGCCGCAACCGCCCCTGCCGACGCAGCAGACGCCCGTCACGGGCGTTCAGTGGACGCCCCCGACCCCACAGGCACCCGCCGCACAGTCGTCGCTCCTGAGCGATTCTAGCGACGCGGTCCTCGCCGGGGAATCCTTGCGCTTCGGTGCTCACATCATCGCGGCGCGACCGATCGAGCACAACACGGCGGACGAGGCGGCGGCGGCAGCGATCAGCATCGCGATCACGGCCTATCGGACCATGAAGGCGTACCTGCCGTGAACCCGCTGCCCTGCCCCTGCGGACAAGAGTCCGTTGTTGACACCTACGAGCGGAGCTATCGGGTCCGCTGCTACGACCTGTCGTGCGTGCTGCTTCCCGGCGAAGAAGCCAAGAAGTCCGACACGGCCATCTGGCGCTGGAACACCATGGTGCGGCTATTCAATCTGGAGCGCGGCCGATGAGCGAGATGGAGCCCGGCTACACGTATGGGCAGGAGAATCCGTTCCCGGCGGCCGGCTCGGTCTACTTGGTGAAGGTCGGCCGGCGCGAGTGCTACCGGACCCCGCACGGCGACATGAAGCGAACGACGAACGTGCTCAGGGCGCTCGGCTTGAAGACCGAGGGGCTCGTTCGCTGGTCGGCGTCGGTCGAGCGCGAGGCGATGATCGCGGCGGCGGCGGAAGTGTTCGCGGGGGGGCAGGCGGAAGACGTCCAGAGTTTCATCGACCTGATCTGGGCGAGCCTGCCGGCGGTGAAAGAAGGCGAGCGCCGCAAGACGGAAGCCGGCGACTTGGGCACGTCGGCGCACGACGAGATCCGGCGCCGCACGCTCCTGATGCTCGGAGCACCGGCCCCGGCGGAGATGCCGCTACGAATTGAAGCGGCCCACGCGGTCGAAGCGTGGGAGCGCTGGATGCACGACGAGCAGATCACGCCGTTTCTAGCCGAGCAGCCGGTCTACCACGCGCCGAGCATGACGGCCGGGACGATCGACCTGCTCGCTTACGACCGGCACGGGCGCTTGGGGATCCCGGACTATAAGACCAGCAAGGCGATCTATCCGGACCATCACGTGCAGGTCGCGCACTACTGCCGCATGGCGCGCCAGTGGGCGCCGATCGAGTGGGCCTCGATCGTCCGGCTGCCGAAGAACGTGAACGACGAGGCGTTTGAAGTGGTCCCCTTGGGGCACTTGGATTCCAAGCGGACCCTCACCGAAGAAGAACTGCACGAGGTCTTCGACGCGGCGAATCGCGTCTACGACCTGCTGATGGCGGCGTAACCCTCTAACGAATTGGAGTCGGTAGTGGCGACCACCAAGAAGAAGCTCGCGAATAAGAAAAAGCGACCCCTGAGCCCGCTCATGCAGTTCCGCGCAGAGCTTCGCGCGGCGGCGAAGGCCGGTCGGCCGGCCCGTCTGCGCGGGGTTGATATTCAACTGCATCGGCTCGATCTGTCGGAGGCGCCCCTTCGGAACGCCGACTTGAGAGGCGCGAACCTGCGCTACTGCCACGTGCGCGGCGCCGACTTCTCGGGGGCGGACTTGCGAAGCGCGAGCCTGCCGTCGCCGAGCGTCATGCTGACCGCGTACTGGCCGAATCTCGACGACGACAAGCTGGTCCGCGACCTGATGCGCTACGACGCGGAGAATCACGAGAACCCCGATGCGTTCGAGACTTGGGCGGCGGGCGGACCGTGTCCCTACGAAGACTCCACGTTTAGCCGCGCGGCCAATTTCAACGAGGACACTGAAGCGTTCAAGCCCGGCCGCGCGCCGCGCGCTTACGATCTGATCGTGCGCGTGTTCAAGGCGGCCGGCGTCAAATGGGGGAGGATCTAGCATGGCGACCACGATCACGGAAGCACTCGCAGAACTGAAGACCCTGACCGCGCGCATCGGCAAGAAGCGCGAGTTCGTCACCGGGATTCTCGGGCGGCAGGAGGCGTTCAAGGATCCGCACGAGAAGGACGGCGGCTCGCGCGGCCTGATCGAGCGCGAGCGGCAGGCAATCGGCGATCTCGAAACCCGCGTCGTCGCGATCCGCTCGGCGATCCAGTTGGCGAACCGCTCGAACCAGATCACGGCCGGCGAGAAGACCAAGAGCATCAACGACTGGCTCACGTGGCGCCGCGACGTCGCCCCCGAGCAGAAGCGCTTCCTCGCCACGATCCAGAGCCACGTCGGGAAGATCCGTCAGAACGCGCAGACCAAGGGGCTCGCGGTCAACGCGGGCGAGACAGCGAAGCCGACCGACGTCGTCATCAACGTCGACGAGTACGCGTTGGCGAAGGAGATCGAGGCGCTCGAAGAAATCCTCGGGCACTTGGACGGGCAGCTTTCACTGAAGAACGCGACCATCACGATCGAGGTCTAGCGATGATCGAGGGCTTGAAGATTGGCGTCACGGGTAGCGAGCTTCGGGAGCGTCTTCTGCGGCGCGTCGAGTGGCACCGCAAGCGGGCCGAGGCGAACGAACAGAAGCGCGCGGCGATCGTGGGCGCGGGCGTCGAGGCGCGCGGCCGGCTCGAAGCCGAGGACATGGACGACGTCGAGATCGACGAACTGTTGAGCAATACCCAAGTCTACGCGCGGGGCACCGCGCGCGAGTACGTCGGCAAGATCATGCACAGCCGCCGCCGGGCTGATGCGCTTCAGTTCTTCGCCGAGCACGTCGAGGTGACGGAAAAGTACCTGCTGACCGAACGCGAGTTGACGGAGTTCGAGATTCTATAAGGACACGCGCGCCTTGGCAGGCGAATCGGGAGAAGCACGAGCGACCTAGTACCGCACTTGAAAATGCGGTGGCACTTGGAGCCACTTGAAGTACGACGAAGAAGGTCAGGGCTCACACGGTCAAACGCTCGGATGCTCACACGATCACCAGTTCACGGCTTACAAGCTCGACCAAAATCCCGCAGTGCCGAGATGTGCCGCTGAGAGGCGGCCGGCGCCCAGCGCTCATCGGGCGTTCCCATCGGGCGGGCAGCATGTTCGAGGCACGCGCCACTTTTCAACGCGGAGGCATGATGGACGAAACGATCGCCGTACAGGTGGCGCGCGGCGCCGAGTGGCTCGATGCGGTGGCGCCGGGCTGGGAGCACAAGGTCAACACGACGGCACTCGACATGGACCACAACTGCGTCATCGACCAAGCCCTCCCCGCGGGGGGCTGGACGAAGATTTATGTCGAGAGCGGGCCGGGCTGGGTCGTGAAGCACGGGTTCGGATCGCGTGGCCGCGACGAGTGGATCGCGACGATCGAAGCACGGCGCGCGGAGCAGCGCACGCCGCTCGAAGTGCACGCTGAAGCGGAGGTGGTTCATCATGGGTAGCGGATCCTTCGACCCGAAGGCGTATGCGGCGTACACCCGAACGACGACCGGCAAGAGCACGGCCGACCTCTACACCGCCGGCACGCTCCACGCCGACCTCAACCCCCGGGGCGTCGCCATGCGCGAGAGCCGCGACAGCACCGACAACCCGCAGAGCACGCCGGTCATTGTCGCGCTGGACGTGACCGGCAGCATGGGGATGCTGGCGGACGTGATCGCGCGCAGCGGGCTCGGCGTGCTGT